CATATGTGGAATGAAACACAATGGCGCACAGATAAACTTTGGGCACCGAATAATAGCAGTAGAATCTTTAGATTTAAAGAAAATGGTGGATTTAATAATAGAAAACTTGCATGTGGATCAGAACCAACTTATGTAGTTGATTGGATCAGACAACAGAATTTCTGGTTAAATTCAAATTTAATTATGAAACATTTAGGGTACGTAAAAGATGAAGATAAAATCTCTAAGCATCAAAGGTATTCAACATTAGATGGTGGAGAATTTCACGCATTAGATCATATTAACTCAATAGTAGATCCTAATCCAGTCTTAATTGACTGGGGCAGTTTCGGAATATAAGGAATATATCATGGGAAAAGAAATTAAAATAGCAACTCAAGCACAAACGATTCAGGATTTAACTGCAAAAATGTTAACTGGCGAACGTTATGCTTATGTTAACTTTCCGCGTTCAGCATTAATCGCAATGAGTGGTTCCGATTCCAAGAAGACCTCAAAGGACTTTAGCGAATCTATTACTAAATCGTTTAACATAAATGATCCTTCTTTTATGAAAGCTATTCCAGCTGCGTTTGTCCATTCAAACGATCCGGAAAATGATTTAGATTATTCTAGCGTAGATACAAGCCAGCTTTATTACAACTCTACTACTCTTGAAAATTATTTTAATAATAATGAAGTAGCTTTTAATTCGTTTGTAGATTTTTATATTAGATATAATCCATATGTTATAGTTACTTTTCATGATAGAAAAATTATCTCTAAAGTATTAGGCGCACCAATGGAGTCAATATATGTCCAATACAATGACTATTACGACAAGGTAGATTCAATTTGCGAAAGCTTATCAAAGTTTACTGGTAAAGTTGATACAGTAGTACTGGACTGCCCACTGCTATCAGCAGCTTTAGCTGAAAAGATATGGAATAACCTTGGTTTTTCTATCATCGATTTTGGAAAAGTAATTAGTTTTGCTAGAGCTAGACTGGTTAATAGGGCGGCTCAAAATGAAAAGGGAGTTTAAAGATAAAGATGACGATCTGTTTCTTATAGATCTTTTATTTGATTCAGACTTATCCTTAACAGCAATTGCCAAAGAACTTGGTTTATCCTTTCCTCAATTAAATAAAAAAATTAATTCTTTGGGTTTAGGATGGGTTAAGGAAAAGAAGAAAAAATCGTCAAGAGGACAGACTGCATTAACCGCAGCTCTACAGAAGCTACTTCCTAATCAAATCATAGTTAACGAACACCACATTGGTGAACGTCTAAGGTTAGATGTATACTGCCCGTCTTATAAAATAGCAGCAGAGTTTCATGGGCGTCAACATTTTTATTACACTAAAAGATTTTTTGATTCTCGATATGATTTTGAACAAGCTCAAAAAAGAGATCTAAGAAAAATTGAGCTGTGTAAAGAAAACAATATTGATCTAATTGTTTTTAGATACAACGATGACCTCAGTGAACAAGCAGTTTATGATAGACTTCTACATGCGCTTAGGAGTAGTGAACTAGTCCCGCAAGAAGAAAAGAAGAATAAGAAAAGCATTACTCATAATAAGTTCTATCAAGATAGAAAAAAGCAACACAACGAAAGAAAAAAAGAAGCGTATAAAAAAATGAAGAGTAGACGAGATAATCATGAGTGATGCAGTCATGACTACGTATCCAATTGAATACCAGGTATTTGCCTTGTCTCTTAGGCAACCTGGAGCTATTGCTTACTTCAAAGAGAACCTTAATCCTGAAATCGTTGGCATTAATGACAATCAATTAGGTATACATGAATTATATAATGCTCTTTTGTCATACTCTTCACGTACTGAATTAGATATAGTTGATGCTGTTGCATTCAGAAACTGGATACAACTAGAGAGCAATGTCTATGAGGCTTTAAATGGCGACAGTGGAGTCGCAACCTTAATGAATGTATTAGACAGTATGCAGTTGGCAACTCCTGAATCAGTAACTCAGGTGCTCAAGCATAAAGACAATAAGATTAAGCAAAAAAATTATCTAAAAGAGTTAGAGATAATTCTAAGCCAAAAGGGCATGAAGAACGAAGAAGACCTTGCAAGAATGTCAGAGATTTCTAATCTCATTAATGAATTAGAAAACAGTACTAGTTATGATCCCCTTGATGGAGTTGTGACAGCTAAGCAAATAATAGAAAAAATTGACTCACTATTAGATACGCCTGACTTTATGCCAACTCAATTTAAATCATTGAATAGAGCAATGGGATATACTAATGAGGGTGGGTTCTTCAAGGGAGCAGTGCATGCAATTATTGCTGCTTCTGGAAAAGGTAAGAGCACATTTGCAAAGTGCTTAGTAAACCACTGGTTAGATTCTGGATATAAAGCTTTATATATAAACTTTGAAGAAGCTAGAACTCACTGGGAACGCATATTGATGACCCAAATAACTGGAAAGAATGTTTATTCAGAAGTAGATAAATGGTCTGAAGAAGAGAAGAATAAGCATATTAAAACTTTTACAGATAAGTTAACTGAGTGGGGTGATCGCTTAATGGTTAAACACGATCCTGATACTCCTTATTTTGAAGACCTAGAAGCATGGTTGAGAGACATTCTAATACAGGGTGAGCACCTACCTGATGTTATTGTTATAGATACTATCCAATCTATGTTTACCAAAGGTAAAGGTAAGGCTAGATGGGGTGAATTTGAAGAGATGATGGTTCGTCTAGAGAAGATAGCTAGAGATATGAATTGTGTTTTAATTATTACCGCACAGGAAAACTCTAATAGAATGAAGGAAAAAAGAGAGATTGTTATGCAGTCTGATACTGGTGGCTCTTTGGCTATCCAGCAAAAGTGTGCAGTAACCATCTTTATCACTGAGAAAAAACTAGTCAGTGGCGATGATTCAGAAGATGAAAATATAATGCAATTGCAGATACCTAAGAATAGAATTACTGGTTCTACTTTTTCTTATGAGCCACCACTAGTTCGATATGTAGATTCTAGAAAGTCTTACGAAGAGTATGAGATAGTAAGCAATACATCCTATGACGCTTCATCCATATTAGATGAACTATTAAATAATGGAGATTTTAAATAATGAAATTGACTACACCTAAAGCTATAACAGACTTTCAAACTTGTGCACTTCTTTTTGAGTATAGACATAATCAAAAGCTTCCGGAGACAATAGGTGGTAGAGATCTATTAGCTACACGATTTGAAAATACATTAAAAGAAATAATATATTATTTTTTCTACAAAAAACAAGGAGGGTATACACCCTCGTACGCATCTCTATTAAATAGATGGGAAAAACTTTGGTTTGCTGATAACATTTCGTCTTACGACATAATGACAGAGCAGCATGAAAGCGCCTATGGCAATACGGCAAGTCTTACAACTAAAGCAGCTGGTGCACTTCTAGCTTTTTACGAGAGCTACTCAGATGAAAGCTATATACCAATAGCAATCAACGAAGATTATATTATACCAGTTACAAAGAAAGTAAAATTAAAAGATAAGTTTGATGTTATTTTATTCAAGAATAATAAATATTATGTTATTAAGATAATGTTTAATTATAGAAATAATCATCAACATATGTATCAGGTAGACTTTGCCGCTATGCGCAATGCATTCGCAATTAAACACCAAGAAAGAGTACGCAATGCATACTTTGGATACATCGACTTACTGCAGCCAAAGATTAATTTTATTGATTTCGAAACAACTAAAGAGGATATAGATTCTTTAAGTTTCTGGGCAAATGAAATGGTTGAAGAAGAAATTTTTGCACCAAGAAGAGGGCTAACTTGGTATTGTAAAAAGTGTCCGTTCGATAAGCCATGCTCTAAGTGGTCTAATTGGAAAAAAGATGAACCAAAATAGATTTGGTTTGATGCTGGATGATAAAACAACTGCTAAACTATTTACCTTAGCTAAAAAAAATAAACAAGAACCTTATCATTATTTAACTAAATTGATTAATGATAGATTTGAAAAACTACTAGCGGATTCATTATTATGGGATGGAGATTATGAGTAAAAAAACTGTTTTAGATGAGCTGCTAGAAGAGGGTGAAGTATTCAAACCCAATGAAGAAGAGGACAAAGTATTAGAACCTTTGTTATCTGAGATAAATCTAATTGTTGATAATTCGATTAAGTCATTTACCAGATCACTATTACTTCAAGCAAAAATCTTCTGGAAGATACCATCTAGTTTTTCCGGTAGACATCACCCCATAGATGAGCATGGACCAGGTGGAAATGTCCTTCATACAAAAAGAGTTGTGCGCACTGCTCAAATATTATCAGAGTCTTATTCCTTAAGTATAGAAGAAAAAGATCTACTTTTTTCAGCATGCTTGATTCATGACATAACTAAGGGTGTAGCCGCCTATGACGGAGAAGAGGAAAACTTTTTCTATGACCCAATGCATCCCTACACTGTCGGTCATTACGTAAAGAAATGCCAAGAGAACGATAAAAAATATGCATCTGAATCGTCTTCTTCTACATTATTCTTAGAGGAAGAAACAGTCCAAGCTATACTTAGGTTAGTTAGATGTCACTTGGGACCATGGTCACCAGTTCCTGAAACTTATCCGATATCTTTCTTAGATATGATTATGCACATTGCTGATAACATTGCTTCCAAGGTACATACAATAGCTGATACTACATTGGGTGAAAACAATAATGGCTGAAGTAGACAAGATGCATGTCCGTGTAGTCGTGACAGATTCTTTGGAGTTTTTAATTAGAGAGTCCATATACTATAGAACCAATAATGAAAATTTGCATGAAGATAAACGCTTGCCAGTTTGGCACATTGATTCCGATAGTGGTAAAATACACGTACCATGAGACTGCCATCTGACAAAACTAAATTTATTTCTCAGTGGAAATATGTCGAAGTCGCCAGATATGTCCCTAATCTAGATAGAGTTATCAGGGATAAGAATGGAAACGATCCAGTCTTCTTCGACATAGAAGACATAGATACATATAGACGCCAGCATCAAAACAATGGTTTGTATACTTCTGTCTGGCATTATAACAGTACGGATTTAGGCACTGCATTAAGGCTAGGATCTTTATACTTTGACTTAGACAGTGAAGATATAGATGCCTGTTATGAAGAAGCAAAGAGATTGTATAGTTATCTAATTAGTTTTATTCCAGAAGAATCTTTATTAGTTTACTTTACGGGTAAAAAAGGTTTTCATATAGAGTGTGAAGCAATATCCCTAGGTATCAATCCATCAAATGATCTCCCCAAAGTATTTAGGTATATTGCTACAAAGTTAAAAGAAAAGTTAGACATATCTTCTATGGACTTCAGTGTTTATGATATGAGAAGAATGTGGCGTCTTCCAAATTCTAAGCATCAATCTACTGGTTTATACAAAACACTTCTTAGTAACGATATATTTTACAGTGGAATTAGTTCAATTATTGAATATGCAAAAGAGCAACACGCGCATACTGTCACTGAACAATCGTTTAACTTTACAGCCAATGAATGGTATAGAAAATATACTTATGAAATGGAAGAAGAAAAAGGAAAACCAAAAGATATATTAGAGTTCTTTAATAAGAATGGTTCTTCTAATCCTAAATCATTTGGAGAAGGTGAAAAGGTTTTTAATAAAGAAATCTTATGGGAAAAATGTCCATCTATAAAAAAACTAGATGAACAAGCAAGAAACTCTCACTACCTAGAGCATGAAGCAAGATTATTTTTGTGCTCAATTCTAACTTATAGTGAAGAATCAATAAATTATCTACATGAAATACTTAGCAACTGTGAAGATTATAATCCTGGTAAATCTCAGGCGCATATTAGCGATTGGATTAAGAGAAGAGAGATGGGTATTGGTGGTAGACCGTATACTTGCGAAAGAGCTAATTCAGTTGGTGTAGGGTGTGGAACATGTTCATTGGAAAAGAAAAATAAATGGGTAAAAATTGGAGATCGATTTGTGGAAACGCAAGAAAAATCTTCTCCATCCCCAGTTAGATTTGCCTATAGAAGAAAGGAGGAAAAATGAATGATGATGATGATGTAGTTGGACTTTGTACTGATTGTGGCACCCAACAGACTGACAGGCATATGTTTAATAGCGCTTTTGCTCAAGACGGAAAACCAGCTGTATGTAAGTACTGTAGTGGTGTAGTCACAATATGCTATAGACGAGACAAAGATAATGTATTAAATCAAATAAATATTAAAAGAGGACTTAAGTGAAAAATTGGACCAACCTTCATAACCACACTGTGTTCTCTATGCTAGACGGACACGGTAACGTAGAGGAATATCTGTCTAGGGCTAAGTCATTGGGTATGACAGGTCTAGCTACTACCGATCACGGTAATATACACTCATGGTTAGATTTTTATGATGCTGGTATGGCTGCTGGCGTAAAGCCTATTCTTGGTTCAGAAATGTATCAGGCAAGAAAAACTAGGTTTGATAGAGATGATGAAGAAAGATCCGGTCCTTCTAAAAATGAATGGGAACAAAGAGGCCCATATCATATTACGATTTTAGCTAAAAACAATACTGGTTATCATAATATAATTAAAATATCTTCTAGAGCTTTTACTGAAGGTTATTATGTTAAGCCTAGAGTTGACCACGATTTAATCTCACAGCACTCTGAGGGCATTATAATCCTCTCTGGGTGTCTGAACGGGGAAGTGTCACAAGCTCTGCTTAGGAACGATTACAACACCGCATTAAAGCATGCTGCGGCTATGCAGGAGATAGTCGGCAAGGAAAATTATTTTATAGAGATAATGAATCACGGGATAGAAGAACAGCTAAAAATAATTCCTGACCTTATTAAAATAGCTAATCAAATTGGGGCTAAGGTAGTACCATCTGGCGACTGCCATTACGTGCATCAAAGCGATGCTCATGCCCATGATGTAATGTTATGCGTAGCAACAAACTGTAACGTACATACTCCTAATAGATTTTCTTTTTCTGAAGATAAATTTTATCTT